TAAATGATATCTATTATTGGGGAACAACTGATTTATTGTCATATTCTATGGCAATGACTTACCTGGAAACCACAAATTTCCTCCTAAACACTCACAAACAGATTAGATTTAACCAAAGGCAGGATAGATTATACCTCGATGTTGACTATGGTAATGTAAAAGCAGGTGATTTTATTGTTATTGACTGCTATAGAGCAATGGATGGTAGTGATTACTCAAGAATTTGGAACGATTCCTTCCTAAAACCATATTTGACATCCCTAATTAAGAAGCAATGGGGTCAAAATATGATGAAATTCCAAGGCGTTAAACTTCCTGGTGGAGTAGAACTCAATGGAAGACAAATGTATGATGACGCAATCAGAGAATTAGAAGAAATTAGACAAAAAATGTCCAGTACATATGAACTTCCACCAATGGATATGATAGGATAATTAAATGCTTAACCCATTTTTCCTTCAAGGTTCAAAAAACGAGCAAAATTTGGTCCAAGACCTCATCAACGAACAGTTGAGGATGTATGGTGTTGAGATTTACTATCTCCCAAGAAAATATATAACCACAAAAACAGTAATTAGAGAAGTAATTGAGTCAACATTCAACAGCGCATTCCCTTTAGAGGCATATGTTGATAGTTATGAAGGATATGGTGGACAAGGTACTCTTCTCTCAAAATTTGGTATTCAAGAAGTTGATGATTTAACTCTCATTATCTCCAAAGAAAGATATGAGAACTATATTACTCCATTAGCAAAAGGTCTTCCAAATTCAGAATTGGTTTCAAGACCAAAAGAAGGAGATTTGATCTATTTCCCCCTTGGCGATAAATTATTTGAAATCAAGTATGTTGAGCACGAGCAACCCTTCTATCAGTTGCAGAAAAATTATGTTTATACCCTAAGATGTGAACTCTTTAGATATGAAGATGAAGTTCTTGATACTGGCGTAGAAGAAATTGATAATGAAATTGCGCAAATTGGTTATATTCAAACATTAACACTGGTTGGTTCAGCAATTACAGCAACTGCTACTGCATCTATTTGTGCAAGTGGTGGAGTCAATAAGATTTACCTCAGTAATATGGGTAATAATTATAACACCAAGCCAACAATTGGATTCTCTTCTGCACCATCTGGAGGAACTACTGCTGTAGGAATTGCTTCTATTACAAATGAGTATGTAAATTGCACTGGAACCAATGGCGGAAAGGTTCAGGCAGTTTATATTTCAAATTCTGGTTGTGGATACACTGTTGCTCCTTGGATTTCCTTTAATGTTATTGGAAATAACACAGGAGCAGGGGCTGCTGCAACTGTAGGAATTGCAACTGGAGTAGTTCAAACTGTCGCAATATCTACAGGTGGTTCTGGATACACCTCAAACCCAACAGTCACATTTAGTGGACCAATTGGAGGAGGAATCACTGCTACTGGTCTTGGATATATCAACTCTGCTGGTTCTGTTACTGCAATTTACATGACACATGCTGGTGCAGGTTATACTTCAGCACCAACAGTTACAATTTCCAATCCAACTGGAATGGGTGCAACTATTGGTATTGGTACATACAAATTTAATGAAGTTATCGTAGGTTCAACTTCAGGAACTACTGCAAGAGTTAAAGAATATACAAGATCTTCCAATACACTTGAAGTTTCTATTGTTGATGGAACATTTACACCAGGAGAAACCATTTATGGAACAGAATCTGGTGCAATTTATGCTCTAAAAGTACAAAATACTGATGATTTAGTGACTCCATATGCAGATAATGACATAATTGAATCAGAAGCTGACTCAATTATAGATTTTACAGAGACAAATCCATTTGGAATGCCTTAATCTAAATAGAAGTATATCTGTATACTAGGATAATGTTTGAGTATTTTTATAACGAGATATTCAGGTCCGTTATTATTGGATTTGGTTCACTTTTTAATGGAATAGAAATTCAGCATAAGAATTCAGACGATAATACTGTAAGTGTAATTCAAGTACCTCTTGCTTATGGTCCAACACAGAAGTTCCTTGCAAGAATGCAGCAGGAAAGTGATTTGAATCGTCCTGTTCAAATGACTCTCCCAAGAATGTCATTTGAATTTGTTGGATTGCAGTATGATTCATCAAGAAAATCCACACAAACTCAAACAATTATCAATCAAACTCCAGATGGAGCAAATCTGAAGAGGAGCTATATGCCAGTTCCTTATAATATGAGATTTCAACTGTCAATTATGACTAAGTTGAATGATGATATGCTTCAGATTATTGAGCAGATTCTTCCATATTTCCAACCAGCATATTCACTTCCAATCAATTTCTTAGGAAATTTAAAAGAAAAAAGAGATGTTCCAATTCAACTTGATGGAATTTCTATGGAAGATGATTATGAAGGGAACTTTGATACCAGAAGAGCACTTATCTATACCCTAGATTTTACTGCAAAAGTATACCTGTTTGGTCCTCTCACAGATATTACTGGCGATATCATCAAGAAAGTTTCTGTTGGTTACATTGCTGGTTCCAAAGGTTCAACAGCTGCTGCAAGAGACCTCACTTATCAAGTTACTCCAAGAGCAACAAAAGATTATAATGGTAGTGTAGCAACACTGCTTGCAGAAAATGTCAATCTTGTAGACACCATCATTGAGGTTGATGATGGAACAACAATCACAGCAGACACTTATATCTACATTGGAACTGAAGAGATGTATGTTGAAGCAGTGACAGGAAATAAACTAACAGTTAGAAGAGCACAAGATAATACAATCCAAGAAAATCATGTTCTTGGTTCGAAGGTTTACACTATTACCAGTGCTGATAACAATCTCATCCAATTTGGTGACAATTTTGGTTTTGATGGAAATGTATTTTGAGGATTGACCCATGCCAGATAAGTATGAAAGCCTGAATGATGCATTTGATGTTTCTCCTACAGAAATATCTACTGAAATTGAAAATACTGATATAGAGAAAAGGATTGAAAAAATATCCTCACAATCAGAGGATATTCGTAAAGATTATGAGTATACAAGAGGAAACCTATATTCAATTATTGAAAAGGGACAAGAAGCAATTAATGGCATTCTTGAATTAGCACAAGAAAGTGATATGCCAAGAGCATATGAAGTTGCAGGTCAGTTAATCAAGAATGTTTCTGATGCTACTGATAAATTAATGGATCTTCAGAAGAAACTGAAAGATGTGAATGAAACAAGAGAGGCAAAGGGTCCAACAAATGTTACCAATGCACTATTTGTTGGTTCAACTGCTGAACTTCAGAAATTATTAAAGTCAAATTTACCTAAAGACGATAAATAAAAGAAAAAAACAATGGCAGTTCCAGCAGTCAATATCACCATTGAACAGGGAGCAGATTTTGCTTCCTCATTTACAATAACGAATTCTGACGGAACAGTTTTTAATCTTCTCAATAATTCTGCTGTAGCCAAACTCAAGAAGTTTCCAGAATCAACTACTTCTTATTCCTTTTCTACTTCTATTACTGTCAGCACTGGAAAAATTACATTATCTATGACTGACACTGTTACCAGCACAATTCCAGCTGGAAGGTATTATTATGATATCTTGATTACAAATTCAGTTACAGGATTAAAGACAAGAGTTATTGAAGGAATGGCATTTGTTTCTGCTGCCATTTCATAAATATTTAAAAAAGGTCCTATTCAAATGGCAGATTTTCAGGTAAGATTGAATAGCACTAACAATTATACTGTAACTCAGGAGAAGACCGTTGTGGCAGAGTTTCTTTCTGATTTAGCAGATGTTTCTGTTCCCAACAGAGCTTCACAAGATAAGTATGTATTGTCATACAATGCAACAACACAAAAATATGAATTAGTTTCTGCTGATTCAGTTCTTACTACTGCAGCATCTGATTCTGATTTACCTCAGAACTTTGTAAATCAACTTGATATTGAATTGGATAACAAAATTGATATGGATGCTGGAAGTTTCTGATCAATAAATACTATTATTAGAATAATAGTAGATTAATGGCATCTCCAGTAATTCAGTTTAAGAGAGGTCTACTTACTAATCTTCCCGGTCTAAGGGTAGGTGAACCAGGCTTCACTACTGATAGTTACGACTTTTATATTGGTCTAACGTCAGAAACAAGCACAAATAAATTCTTTGGTTCACATAGATACTGGACGAAAGAAACCACTTCAACTGGTAGCGGATTAAATCTGGTTGAAGGAACTACTAATGGTACTGAGTTTATCACACTTGCTGCACCGGCAACAGTTGGAGCTGCAGTTACCTATTACTTCCCAGCATCTCAAGGTCAAGCTAGCTCAGTTCTTACTAATGATGGAAGTGGAAATCTGATATGGGCAAGTGGATCTGCAAACCCAATATTCAGTGGCATTTCTACATTCTCAGATACTACTGAAAATACTTTAGGAGATCCAGATAGTGGTGCTGTTCAAATTGATGGTGGTCTTGGTGTCAATAAGAATGTAACAATTGGTGGAAACCTGAATGTTCAGGGTTATTCCGAATTTATTGGTGTTGCTACTTTCCGTGGTGGTACTATTGGTCTTGGAGATTCAACCTCTGATAGTATCAATGTTGGTGGTGAATTTACTTCAGGATTATATCCAAACACAACTGCAACCTATGATTTAGGTGACAATACTAGAAAGTGGAAGAGTGCAAACTTCTCAGGTATTGTAACATCATCTGCAGCTAGAGTTACTGATCTTACCTCTGGCAGAGTTGTTCTTGCTGGCACAAATGGACTTCTTGAAGATAGTGGAAATTTAACTTTTAATG